AATCGTATATTCTGCAACCTTATGATAAGTCTCTTCAGTCCATGACTTATGAAGATAATCGTCAATCAGAGGAGTATTCTTTTTAAGAAACTCTTGAACTAATTTAACTGATTTTTCGTTATTTTCTACGATAACTGATTTATCTCCAATTTTAAAGATAAATGGAGTGACGTCTTCCATGAATTTAGATTTGCTCCAATCTCTAAAAGTTTTAGTCTTTTTACCAACTGCACATAAGAAATCTTTTCCTTGAAGAAGATGGTAAGGATTTACTGACTTTGATGATTCGATCAATTCATCCTCTTCTGGACTGATTTGAGCCTCAATCAAAGTATTGATTTGAGAAGAAAACTTAAACCATTTAACCGATCCTTCTAATTCAGGTCTTTGTGGATCTTTTTTAACGTAGATCGGAGAGAAATGGCTATGCCATCTTGAGAAGCTAGAATCTAATTCTCTATGAAGTTCAGGCTCTTCCTCTTTGATACTTCTAATTACTTTTTCTATATCCCAAAGAATAGAAGATTTACCTTCATTTGAAGGGCAATCAACCCAAAGAGTTTCCTTAGTTAAAGGATTATAGAACTTAGCAGAGTATTTTGTATATTTACTCTGAGATTTGTCATGCACATAAGGTAAAAATCGAAAAACCGATTTATACGATCCGTTGTGCGCATTTGGATCCGGATTATAGATATTCGGATCTGTCTTTTTTTCTGATGAATTTGTTTTCTTAACAAAAGCATCTCCTGGTAGGTCAAAAAAATCTGTCATTTTATAAGTTTTTTTTTGTTATTATTAATAATATAATACTTAATTATAGAATAAAGTTTTGATTTTAATCAAAAAAAAGGATAACTTTTGGTTATCCTTTCTTCTTTTTAAAGATTTTTAGAATTACTTTCCAATGTTTTCTTTTAATTCTTTGGAAGCAGTTTGAAGAGCGGTCATATGAGATTTAACAGTTGGGTGATGTATCGCTTTTTTGATAGCTTGCATTCCTTTTTTAATTCTGCCACCTGCACTTTTTACCCCTTTATCATAAAATTTAGATACGTCTCCGTTTTCTTCTAATTCTGCAATGATTTTGTCGATTTCTCCAAAAACTAATTTTTTGGTCTCTTCTACTTGATTTTTAAATGATTGAAACTGATTCATGTTTTTAACTTTTTAAATATTATACAGCAAAAACAGATTTAAGTTTTAAATGGAATTAATGATTGATCTTATTTTTTCATTGTTTGAAAATTTAGAGTCGGGAAAATTTTCTAAAGTATATTTTATCCAGATATTTAAAACTTCTAGACACTCGTCAACCGATATCCTTTTAGATTTTATAAATGGATTAAGGTATTTCATAAAAACTGAGTCAATTGCAACATTCTGTTTCTTTGATCGAGTATACATTCCTTCAACCATGGATTCAACTTCATCCTGCAGCTTAAAGTATAAATGAGACCGTTTGGCAGATTGCCTCTCTAGTCCTGAGGTGGGTCGAGTGTTGAATGGTTTACGATTCCATCCTACCTGATCGAGATGATTTATCTCGTGTGCAAATATGTCAGTTAATCGGTATTGTAATTCTTGATAACATTCAGGCTCTCGATTAGGGTCAATAATACAAATGACAATTATTTTAGGAACAAGTGTATCCTTTTTATCTATTTTCATTCGAGCATCTATGGCAAATCCATATTGATCAAAATTTAATTCTTCCCAACTTAATTTATGAAAGTGCTCGTCCTCTTTAAAATTAGGGTCGGATTCTTTTTTAATAATGAATTCAGCGTCAAACGTATATGGGTCCTCTATATGGATTCCATTTATTCTTCGATATTCTCCCTCTGTTTTTGTATTTTCGCAACAAAAGATAAATGAACTTGATAACTTTAGAATAAGGTCATTGAGTTCATCGTGGTTTTCATATAAATGTTCAGTAAAAGATTTTATCATTTCTTTTTTGGAATTATTATGAAAGTCACGTCAAGATCATTTGTATAAGGAGTTCCATTGCTTTGTGAAAATATTACTTCAATATCATCTTTTTTGGTTCCTTTCATATCGGTTGAAACTGAATTTTTAAATTTTTCAATGAATCCGATATCTTCTGGGGATATTTTATCTTTTTTTCCAGAAATAAAGTCCTTTAGACTTGTTTTTTTGACTTTTATTGCGCTGTCTGCTAATTCTTTTTCCTTTGATGAAACGATGTTAGAATCTAACCATTTATCCAGGTCAGTTTCAGCAATTTCATAAGATGGAAAAATTTCATATGAGCTGCCGTCTGGATATTTTTTACTTCCTTTTTCTCCGTCGGGTATAAATATGAAATTATATTTAATCTGAGGCGGCGGGGCTCCAGCTGCCGCCGGATCAGCGGGCATTCCCATATCTTGTTCTACAAGATATTTTGAATAATTTTTTAAGTATTTAAGATGTTTAGACATTTAAAACCTTTATTTTTATTATTTATTTAAACCAAAAAGGCCTTTATTAAATAAAGGCCTTTGATTTATATTTTAGTCAGATATTATCCGTCACATGAAACGCAATCTACCATTGCAGCTTTAGCAATATCTCCTCTAAGAACCGATTCAGTTCTCATATAGTATAGGGTTTTGATTCCTAGTTTCCAAGCCTCAAGATGAACTTGATTGATCCATTTTGGAGAAGCCTCTTTTGGAAATGCAAGATTAAGGGATACCGATTGATCTATATATTGTTGTCTGATTCCAGCCTGTTTAATCAGGTCTAGCTGATTTAGTTCTTTAAAGGTTTTAAATATTTCTTTAAACCCTACGCATTCTTCCTTTTGGTAGTCGGTAAACTCATTCCATTTTTCTATTCCAATTAGAGCACCGTTAAGGAACCACCATTCATCTAGAAAATCTAGATCTTGCACTGATCCACCGTCTGCTAAGATTTTATCCCAGACTTCTTTAGTGTTTTTCTTAATTTTCTTAAGATATTTTTCAAGAGTTGGGTTAGTTCTAATAAAAGTTCCTTTAGCTGACTGTTCGGTCCAAACATTTGAAGGCCAAGGTTCAATACCGGCTGACACGTTTCCGGCTAATTTAGAATTTGAAACAGTTGGGGCTATCGCTCTAAGGTGAGTGTTTCTCATTCCAGTTCCGGAACACCAGAGTGGCTCTCCAAACTGTTCAGCAAGGTCTCTAGAAGCTCTTTCAGATTCTACTTTCATTTGAGAAAATATTTTTCGAGTTTCATATTGAGCAAAAAGACCTTCAAATGGAATTCCTCTTTCCTGTAAATACGTGTGCCAACCTAAAACTCCTAAACCTAATGCTCTGCCTTTTTCGGCTGATCTTACTGAATTTTCAAAGCCTCTCATTCCTTTTGCTTTTTGAATAAATTCCTCTAATACCCCGTCTAGAAACAGGGTAGCAGTGTAAATAAGATCAGTGTCTTTCCACTCATCATACTTAGCTAGATTTAAAGAAGAAAGGCAGCAAACAAATGAATGAGATTCGTCAGTATGTAGAGTTATTTCACTACAAATGTTAGTCATATATACCTTTAATCCGTTTTGTTTATAGGCGTCAGGATTCTGCTTATTAACATTGCCTTTGTACATGATATATGGTTCGCCAGTCTGTCTACGCTTTTTCAAAAGAGCTGACCATCTTTGTCTAGCATCGTCATCTCCTTGTTCCAATCTTCTCATGAATTTATCTGAGACAATAACACATTGGTGCATATTAAGACACTGACGATTAATGTCTCCTTTAGGTTCTCTGATTTCAAGCCATTCCCAAAAATCAGAATGTTCAATATTTATATTTACGCTAGCTGCTCCTCTTCTTACTGATCCTTGATTTGTAGCAAGAATTGTTGAATCATACATTTTAATAAATGGGACAACGCCGTCTGAAGTTCCATTTCCTGTGATAGGTGAGCCGGCTGGACGAATCTGATTTATACAGATTCCTACTCCACCTCCATGCTTAGCTAGAAGCATCATTTCTAGATTTTTACTACCAATATCTGCAATTGAGTCAGCAACGTCTATTCCAAAACAGCTAATCGGCAACCCTCTTTCGGTTCCAGTATTAGATAAAACTGGAGTAGCTAAACATAGCCAGCCTCTCCAAATATAATCAAAGAACTTAGAAGCTAGATCAGGTCTCCTCAATCGACGAGCAACGGTGGTGCTAACTCTCCAATATGCATCTTTTGGAGTTTCCCCTTGGAGTAAGTAGCCTTTACTTATAGTTTTAATATACACTTCAGTGCATCCCCATTCAGGAAGATCTACTCCTGATTTCCAACCTAATTGATCTAGTGTTTTTTTAATTTCTTTA